TCTGTCTTTCTTGGTTTCTACCCATGTACCACTTTGTGTTGAAATAAAATTTGAATCAGCTACTATAACTTCTGTTACTAAGTTGTTTACTATCTTTGCGTAATAACCCATATTAACTCCTATTGAAATTGATATCTTATAATTACGATACCATTACCACCATCACCACCTGCACCACCAAGATAAGGACTTCCACCTCCACCTCCACCTAAACCATCAGTTCCATCAGCTCCTGCTGCACTACTATAAAGTCCACCTTGCCCTCCTCCCCCTGCTCCACCGGCACCTCTAGTACCACCTGAGTTTGCTGCAGCTCCACCACCACCTGCATAAGTAACATCTGTACCTTCTTCTACTATGTCATATGCTTTTCCGTCACCTCCATCACCACCACCATTATCAGCAGAAGTTCTTACTTGCCCTGCCTGACTAGCACCTCCTCCTCCGCCACCCATACCATAGAATTCAGTTGGAGTACCTCCTGCAAATCCGTAAGCAGTTAAATCTCCTGAAGTAGTTGTTCCATCTCCTACACCTGTACCTGCACCCCAATCATTTGTTGGTCTACCTGAACCTCCACCTGAACCACCATCTTGTCCGTGGTCACTACTTCCTGCAATAGAACCTGAACCACCACCACCACCACCGAGAGCAGTCTTAGTTGGTGATGCTGTACTCGCTTCAGATATAATGGAGTTATCACCGTTAGTTCCCGGAGTTCCTGAAGAATTAGTACCTGCTCCACCGTCACCTACTGTTATTGTATAATTACCTGTATTTAAGGTGATGTTTGTTCCGTACAATAAACCACCTGCACCACCACCTCCACCCCAGTTAGTACCAGAACCACCACCACCGGCTACCATTAAGATAGCAGCGACAGTTCCACCTGTACTCACCCTTAGAAATCCACTGGACTCAAACTTTATAACTTTGAAATTCGTATCATCTATTGCACCATTTTCATCACCGGTTTTTGTTGAAAAATTAGATTCAGACTGAAACATAACCGGAGGTACAAACCCAGTAAATTCTTCACCATTTATTTTTGCTAAGTCGCTATCGTTCTGACCATTTATCTTGCCAATACTAGCGATTGCAATACCATTTACTTTTTTTACATTGTTAGCCATTATGCGTGTTCAATAGTTGTTAGACATGGTTGTACAAAGATTGCATCATCTTCTATGGAGTGTCCAATAACTTGTACTACATTATTAGTTCCAGATGGGGCTGTACTTGTCATAGTTCCTACTGTAGTGGATACGTAAACAGGTGCGCCATGAGTTCCAAAGTTAAAGTCGTCATCTCTTATTAATCCTAAGACCATTACCTCTACAGGATTACCAACAGTTACATCACTTTGGTTTATAGATACTCCGATACACGGCATTGTTGCTATAGCAGTTGCATTTGCTTCTTCTACTAAATTATCCTCAGCTAAATAAACAGGGCTGAACGGAGTAACTGTTGCACCTGCGTTGAATGTAAATATAAGCCCCTGTGCATCACCATCATCTATAGAGTTATCTGCTATTACATCAGTAAAAGCTATATGTGAAGCATGAGGAAGATTCAAACTCTTATCAGCAGTCAATGTTACATCTTGTGCAAATGTTACTCCACCACCATCAGCTATAGTCATGGATAAATCACCATCTGTGTAATCAATAGTTGCTACCTCGACACTCCCACTTACCTCTATATCTCCTGCTACCGCTAGGTTTGCACTTGTAAGAGTAAGTAAATCAGTATCTGAAGTATGCCCTATGGTTGTTCCGTTAATATTTATATTGTCAATAACTGCCTGAGTTACTGCTGAATTTGTTCCTAGTGTTACACCGTCAATAGCACCACCATCAATATCAATAGACCCAAGAGTTCCTACCGCTGTAATAGCACTTTGTGTTGATCCTGTAACAGTTGCTGCACTACCAGAAACATTACCTGTTACATTACCTGTTAATGCTCCAACAAATGTAGTAGCTGTAACTGTTCCTGTTGATGGATTGTAAGTAAAATCACCATCTGATTCTAGTCCAATATTTCCTCCGTCTACATCTCCTCCTGACGTGAAGATAACTGCATTATTCTCATTTGTATTTTCGTTATCAGTAATTGTTACAGTAGTAGCTACGGCGGCGGTCCCTGTAGTGTCCTGATTTAACGTTCCAACAACTAAATCAATTGTATTATCAGCATCTTGATACGTAGCCGTTATTCCCGTTTCTGTATTGCTTGTGAACATAGCTCCCGCTGTATCAGCTATATATTCAGCGAGGGTTGTACCATCTACTGTAATAGCATCCGCTTCTAAAGTTCCATCAATATCAGCGTTACCCGAAATGTCTAGGGAAGCTGCGTCTAATTCACCTGCAACTGTAACTACAGAACTCGTAGCTGTAGCATGACCGGTAATAGTAAGAAGGTCTACATATGATCCTTGAGATGCCCTGTCGTTACCAATCGCAAATGAATTAGCTGTTCCTGAATCTTTTACTTGGGTACGCCATGAGTCACCCGCCGCATCTGCTCTACCGGCGGCTAAATAAAAATTTGCATGCTCACCATTATCTGATTCTACTATTGCAAGTTCACTAAGTATTGAGCGATCTTCTGTTCTTAGCCACCTTATATTACTGCTTACCGCAATCTTTACATCAACCCCTGTTGTTTGGGTAAGGTGTTCCCAATAACCGGAACTGTTTGTGGTTACAGTAGCCGCGGCACCCGTTGATGTGGTAGCTCCTGACGCATGAGTCGTGACTGTAGCCCCGACAGATGGTGCACCACTGTTATCAAATACGTGACCTGCTAGTTTAAATGTATTAGCCATTAGCCTCGACCTCCTAATCTGGATCTATCTATGTATCTTAGAGCGTCTCTTACTACAGGTTCAGGTTGGATATATAAGTCATCTTCGTCTATAAAGATAAGAATTGTACCCTCTGTAGCTAAAAATTCTCTTGTCATTATATCTGACTGGATTATAGCAGTTCCTTTTTCATAATGATAAAACATGCCTTGCACGTTTATTGCAAGGTCAGGAGGATTACTAAATATAAAATCAATTATACGACCACCTTTTTGTAGTCTACCACCTGCCATTTGATTTTGAAATGTAAAATCTATATCAGGTTTTTTCCCAACCTTTATCAATGTTGTATAACAAATATATTCCGGCACAGATCCTTCCCACCATACAGGTAGGTCAGATCTTTCTATTTTTTTTTCTGTAACCATTACTGTTCTACTAATTGTAACTGAACTTGATTCCTTTCATCAAGTCCTGTCATTTCAAATCCGCTCGCCGCAACCGCGTCAACGTAATATGTCCTGGTGCTATCATTATTTCTATACGTAAATGATACAAGTGTATTACTATTCACTACAGTTGTAATGGCATCATGGAGTTGTTTAGGGGATTTCCCCTTGTAGTCTCTTTGTGCATCTATAGTAACAGACCATCCGTATTTAGCAGGGAATTTCTCGCGCCATCTGAGTTCTATTAGGTTTAGGTCAGGAGATGCGGTGGAACTGTTAGTAGATAATGTAAATTTAAATTTGATTGAGGTAAAAGCTGTTCCTACCCCAGACGCAAAATCATATGATGTAGTTCCGTTGCTAGTAATTGTACCCATAGTTGTATAGCTTTCATTATACTCGGTAGCATATTGTACTAATATTGTTTGATTAGATGTACAACTACTTGTTACAACTCTAAATGTAAGTGCAAGTTTATCTCCTGTTACGTCTCCACCATCAAACCAGGGGGTTTCTAAAGTACCTGACGAAGCATACTCAAACGCTGTCACCTGAGTCGGGTTAATAATATCTGTCGAAAGTTTCATATAATATACGTTGTCACCTACACCCCACCATACCCTATAATCTGAATAAGAACTTCCTACATCCATAGCTCCTGTGCCTGCACTATCCGAAGCAGACCATTTTACTTCCCATGCAAGGTCGTTATATCCTAGCATAGTTGATTGCCCTGTTCCACTAACTACAGGTGAACCACCACCCCAACCGCTCTCTGCTCTTCCCGTTGCAAATACACTATACTCTGGCTCTTCATCTGCGGCGGCATCTGTTAGTGCAAGTATATCGTTATGTGTACCTATAAGTTTTTGGATTGTACCTGAATGTGTACTAGGTAATCCGTGATCTCTATCAAATCCAATAAGACTTAAGACTGCGTTATTTGCTCCTGTTTGATATTTGTATATTGCGTTACCGGCTGGAAAGTATATTGCATCTCTCCATACAAGAGATCCATTACCTGCATCAGAATGAAATGGTAGCTGTAGCTCTGTCATTTCCCAGCGGTTATTAGAATCATCATAAGCTAATAGACCTACCTTAGTAGCCGCGTAAATTGCAGGATTACCTGAAGCATCACGATAAACCATTAAGGCTTTTACATAATCATCAGGTAGGGGTAGCTGTGCCTTATTTGTTGCAGTGGAACCCGGTCCAGATGCCCATACTTTAAGTGTTCCATCTTTAGTTATCCCCCATAGTTGCCCATGAAAGATAGTAAAAAACTTTACCTTATTTAAAGAATTTGCCGAGCCTGTTTTTGCTATAAGAGTAGAAGACGTAGCGGTAATATATGCGTATCCCTCATCATCTGATGCCCATAAAAGATATGTACCACCTGAATCTCTAAATACAATACTATCTGTAGGTGACGAAGCTAGATCACCATTTCCGCTTGTTTGTACAGCGTCACTCCAATGATCTCCGGCGTCACTGTAGCTCCTGATGACAACACCAAAAACTACATATACCAAATTATTGAAGATTGTAACCGAATTAATTGCACCGGTTACCGCAGTGCCATCTGACTCTTCCATAGTTGTAGCGACAGGTTGTCTTCCAAGTACAACATGTCCTTTGAACCTAAGCTGACAATCAGAATACCAAACCCTATCAATAGATCCAGGATCTAATCCTCTGTTCCATCCTATACCACCACGAAAATCATTCTGTGTAAGTATGGAAGCTCGTGGATCTGCACCTCTTTGGGTGTCACCGATAGTAAATCTAGGTGCTTGTAACGATACAAGTGTCCGTCTTGGAGGACCTATTATCTTATAGTAGGTACTGTTTAGGAGTATTTCATTTTTATCTACTACTACAGCCATTAGTCTATAAGCCTCGTACCAGGTCTAAGTATAGGTAGGCTTCTCTCATCAGTGCCTGCCGCCGCTTCCCACCATGTAGCGTTCTGTCTTCTGTCATCTGGATCTGTGGTATTACCCCTAGATAAAGACATCAGTGCCCTAGATGTTGTCCTACTTATAATTAAGCTAGGGCTTATATCTGCTGTATGTGTATCTGCTGTAAGTAAAGATGGCTTTTTATATCCTTCATACCTTAGTAATCTGCCATTAACAATACCTAAGGCATCTGGATATAATACCATCTGTCGCTCCTCTCTACGTAAGTACCAAGAGTCTTGGTTCAATACATCCCATCTACTATAGTCTTCACGATCAGCTATTAGTTTGTTCATTAATATAGTATTGGCTTGTTTATTGTCATCATATTCTAGCCCTACAGAAACAATTGCAGTATCGTCTTCAGGATTTGACAGTGGCAATCTGCAATATGTCCATGTCCTAGTAGGTATAACGGGTAGTTCCATAGTATCTACAGTGCCACCAGAGTTACCTAATAATAATTCTAGATCTGCCGCGGCAACTGCATTTTTTACCCATATCCAAAACTCTACATGTGTAAACCTAGAAATATCTGTAGATGTAATAGTTCTTGTAAATATTGTATCCCCATCACTTATAGAAGATGTATTAACTAATTTTATAGAGTTGCTACTAAACCTAGTCATCTCTGATGTACTACTTACAGTTACACTAGCATGTTTTGTTGCATAGGTAGATGAATTTAAATCATCTAATTGCTTTTGATCTGCACCAGATCTATATAGTACACGGGATATTCCAACCACATCTGTTGGGATATCGTATTCACTCTGACCTCTGTATCCTACAGGTACGTCACCTGTTACATTTGTATCATCAGGTACTAATCCTCTTGGGGTACGCTGAATAATTGAATCATTGATTAGATCGTGTATACGCTTGGGAGGGAAGTGAGGTTCCCAGAGTTCGTATGTATTACCTGTGGCAGTAGATGCGGATGCCGCAGTTACCCATGTAATGGTACCAGTCGAAGCTGTATAGTCACTAACCCTTCTAATACTTTCATTATTAGTTCCAGATGTGAATACAATCCACCATCCATTATAATGATCGTCGCCTCCAAGTAGTGTGTTATCTAATAAAGTGGTAGTACTACCATTTCCACTAGCAGAACCTTCAGGTAACTGATCTAAGTTTGACGCTATACTGCGTCGTATTTGTTTTCTGGTTCTTGATTCAATAACTGCCATAATAAAACCTTATATAAGGCTCTATCCAAAACCGCCATAGAATTTTCTTTTCGTACCTCTGCGTTCCCTTGCACTTTGCCAGCTCTTATAATCTCTATTAACTTCAGCTAATTTTTGTCTGTCCGCTTTGGTTGAGGGAGAATAGGGTACTGTATTCTTTGACTCTGCATCTGTCTTCTCTGCCTGATCATGGAGTATTTCATCCAGTTGACTACCATCGAGGCGGGAAGCTCCCGGAATATATACCGGTTGCCCCCTTTCCCCGACTGTGAAAGTTTCTTCAGAAGGCTTTGCAAAGTTTGAAATACTCTTATCATCTGATGGATTTGGAGTAAGCCACTTTGTTTGTTTCTTCTTAACCAACTTAGTATCTTATTTGTAAATCAACCAATGAATACTCAGTAGTCGCTGCGGCGGCTAAAACTACACCTATCCTGACTTCACCAGAATTATCATCTGCTGATGCCTCAACAACACCATCATTGGTATCTCCTGTGTAAACCTCATTACCAAGTAAGACAGTTCCCTGAGTAAGCACCATTCCCGGTCCTGCACTTTGATTCCAGAAATAATATCCGGAAGTTACATCACGGGTTGGAGTGCCCAAAGGAGGGCCGTCTATATCAGATAAATCCCAAACTTCTACCGAGTGTCCGATTGGCTTATGTAAACCAACTTGCGAATTTGTTGTAAGTGCAGTAGAAACGCTTTCATTGTCATAAAGATCAATAGTTATTGTAGCTCCTGTAGCGGCGGATGAGTGATCTCTTATCTGCCAAATTTGACCTTCACCAGATGCGTCTGAGCCTGAATCATTTGTAAAGATATATCCATCTTCATAATCACCTGCTGTAGTAAAGTCATCTGTATATCTACCTGAACCGGTAATAGCAGTAGTGCCTCCATTTGTTACTGTAATCTGTGATGCACCTGCTGAAACTGCGGCGGCAACAGAAAGGTCTACTATGTGGTCAGAAGCTGTCTGAGAACCCATAGTTATTTTGCCTGCGGTTATTGCTTCTGCTGACTTATGATACCAAAAAACCCTACCATCAGGGAAAACCATTTTTGTACCAATACGATGTTTTTTTGCTGAAGTGTGAGCCTTATCAAAGCCTGCACTTCCTTGAACTGATGTCGGAAACGACATAATAAACCTCCTTAAAGGTTTCTAGTTACAGGGTTTACCCCTGCGACCAACCGATATTTATAATAACCAAAAGTAACTCGGTCAATCGTTACATTACTTTTTAGTTGTATCTGACGAAGACACAATTTTCTCTATCTCGTCATGATTTAAAACCATTGTATCATTATTCTTGATCTCTGGTTCCTTATCTATGTCATCAAGGGTTAACTGTGTAGGTCCGTCAGGGTGTAGCGAGAGGTAGGGTAGCTTTTCTGAACTCGGTAAAGTCTCAGGTGGATCTAACCTAAACCCTCTCGCTAAATATCTTTGTAAATGGTATGGATCAAGTGGAAGATTTTTTATTTCTGTCCATTCCTCTCCAGATTTTCTCCATAAACTTCCTCTAGGCGTAGCCTTAAAGTCGATTGTCTCGACATTATAACCTTGAGCCCTAACAAGAGGCTGTAAACTTTGTGAAATCTTTTGTGGATTTAACGATACCATATACTAACTCCTAATTATGATGTAGCATTTGCTGTTGCATCAGGGAAATCGTACAATAACGCCGCTCCCTTACTGCCGTCAGCTTCAAACATTCCGTATTCCTCGACAATCACCACTTCAGTTGCCCGAAGAGATTCATCTCGTTGTCTACGTTCTGTTTTACCTGATGCTACAAGATATCCCATAGCATCTCTACTAGCAATTACACCATAGCCTGAATCATTAGTATTCTTTTCGATGTTACCATCTTCAAAAATAGGAACTCCGGATAATTTTATACCTGTCCAAAACTCTTTTACAGGAGGTTTCTGAAACGCATCCGGAAGAGTATATGTTCCAAGTAAGTTGTTTACTGTGCTAGTCATTTTCCATACTGCAAGTGGGTGATGCACGATAAAATCTGTTCCGATTTTTTCTTTTTTAGCATTACCTATAACACCTGATATATTAGCTAGATTAAACAGAGCGTTGTCTGCACCATAAGAAGTGCTGAACGCTGAGAAAAGTGCTATTACATCTGTGTCTTTTTTTCTTGCCATAGCGTCACCCATCTGGCGACCTATGATTGAGAAGACAGATTCGTTGTTCTGTCTTAGTAGTCTATCTGTTACGATGACTTTGATTCCAACTTCCGCCGCAGTAGCAGAAACTATTGATGGAGAGATTTCCTCTGAATCAATAAAGTCTACCCCGTCAACTAGATCGGAAGCAGTCATTTGTTCAACTTTTGGGATGTCTACTTGATAATGCCCGTTAGCTAGATTTATTCTATCTATAAGTGCTACACAAGGCATATTATGTTCTTCTTGATATCGTGCTTTTGTAAGCATGATACGAGACATTTTTTGCAGATTCCCCGTTGTTGAAGTCTGTGTCTGTGCCATTTTTTTACTCTCTATATGAGATCAGGCATTCCTAATTTTTTAGCGGCGGAGTTCGCCTGCTCTGTAGAAATACCAGGATCTCCTGAATTATATCTATCAATAATAGATTCTGCGTCAGTTGGTGCTACGTCTACTGCCGGCTGAGAAGTTCCATATGTAGAAGGTGAAGTGTTTGACTGTAAGCGTTGTTCGAGCTTTGCGGCTCTACCCAATGCCTTAGCAACCTTTTCCATAGCTACAGGATCAGAGATACCATCAAGTTCTGAGTAATTAATTCCGTTCTGAGTAGCAAGTTCATAAGCTCTTGCCTGTTGAGAACGCTGATTTATCTCACCCATCAGTTTTTGATTTTGAGATGTAGTCTCTCGATTTGCAATTTCTGTCAGAAACGCTCTCTTTGCAAAGGCACTCTGTTCTTGCGAAATCTGTTGAGCAGTCATCTCATCCATCCCTTGTGCTATCAACTTCTGTCTCTGTTGCTCTTGATATACTTCTACCTGCTGATTAAGATTACTCTCTTCAGCTTGTTTTCTAGCCTGGTAAGCCTGTTCTTCCATCTGCTTATTAGCCTTTTCAAGTTCCGCAATTCTTTTATCATTTGAAGATTGTAGTTTACGAAATTCTTCTTGACTATAAGTTCGATCTGTAACAGATGTACCTTCACTAGGCGTAGCGGAGATAGTTGTCTCCGTTGGCTGTGCAGTATCTACTGCCTGTTCTTCAGTTTGGGGAACTGCTTCCGTTACAGATGTAGGTTCACTAGATGACTCTTCATTAAGAAGAGGTACCTGCTCTGCACCTGTAGATTCTGCCGAATCCTGTTCTGGAACATTATTTTCTGTGACCATTAAAGCCTCCACAGTTGTCTTATAACACCTTACAGATGTCACAAAATTTTTATAGGTTTCTTATATATTAGTACGAATAGAGTATTATTGTAAAGCGTTTGGATCTGCGATTTCTGGATATCTCTGCTCTATAGCTTCTATTCTAGGTTGATTGAATCTATACCTATCAGGTGCTTCATTAGGAGTAACTCCTTCTGGATAGTCTTGTGCATGTACTTTGTCAATTATATTTCTAGCTTCTTCTGATTTAACAAATCGACCAAGAGTACTTATTGCATCATATAAATCTTTATGCTTTAGTATTTCTTCAGGGATTGCCTTGTAATTTATATTTGCATAAAGATAATTCAACTGAAGTTCAGAAACATTAGGAGCAACTTCCTCTTCAAATCTTGCCCATATTCCAGCTTCTCCTCGAACTCTTAGCTGTTCCCCTTCTCCTGCGGCTTCGTATTCCCTTGCTATTTGCTTATATCTAGTCCAAGCTATTGCAATATTAGGATCTTCATTCGGAGCATGATATATAATATCCTGTCTCTCATCATTGTCTATATCCCAGTTATTTTCACGAGCCTGTAATTTATATATCATGTCGTTTTGTTTTCTAAAATCTCTTCTTATTTCAAAAAATTCATCGCTGACCTGTCTTATTAATTGTTTTCTGGTCTCTGTTCTAGGAGCTTTTATACTTGCTTCATATTGTTCTCCGAGCTTTTTCAATGCCTGAAACTCAAGGTACTCCTGTTCCGATAGTAACATTGTCCATTTGTCAGGTTGATACTGTCCTCCCATTTCTATACCTGCACTTATAATTTTTCTTTCGTAGGGCCAAAGTTGATTATATCCTCTGCCAAATACAGCTTCAGATAAATCCTCTTTTGTATGGTAAGAATTTGAACCACCTCCAACAAAGGACAATAATGATAACCATCCAACTGATTCGTTTTTCCAATTTTCCCCTTCTCCGATAAGAAGAGTTCCGGGCATGTTTACAGCTTCTCTCACTTCTTGTAACGCCAGTGGTACAAATCTGTTCCCGGCTTCATTTCTTAAGGAATCAGGATCTGCTAAATCTATATCTTCTCCGTAGTAGTTTCTTCCTCTTATCATATCTAGTGCTATATTAAATTGAGGAGAAGTTTTACTTTTCAGAAATCTTAAGAGTTGATTGCCTCTTCCCCCGTAGACAGGAACAGAATCTCCCTGTGCATTAGTAGTCTTACCAGATATAATCTTCCATGTATTTGAGATTATATTTCCGTAACCTGCATTTAGATCTATTCTTTGAGGACCCCATTTTCCCTTTCCAAAATCGGTAGATTCAGGATCATCTTGAACATCAGCTCCTCCCGCTTTCATTATACCTATTACCATTCCAATCAAAGCAGATGTCTTAACTAAATCAAAAATGATTGTATTTCGAGCCCATTTCGCTCCGGCATTATGAGCCATAAGTATGGATAGGGGAACTTGATACCTTGAAACAAAAAGTCTTGCAGACCAAAAAACACCATTGGTTACTGGAGCTATTTTATTTAGATCGAATCCTGTTTCTCTGCCGAATATCTTTATCTTACCTAGATCCCCTCTACCTGTAGCATAATTTACAAACTTGGCGTATTGCTTAACATTTACATTCATTTTTGGAGTATCGTGCTTATACCCCTCACTGATCATTTTTTTATACGCGGCTAACATAGACTTAAACCTAAGAGCATTTAAGAAAGTGGCATGAAATCTTGAACTATGAGAAATTCCAGGAATCTTATTTGCTATTCCTGATATAAATGCTTCCTCTCTTTCATAAAGAGTATCTCTTGCAAAGTACAATTCGCCGACATCTTGGAAGTATTTGAACAACGGATGAGACTCCATCTCTGCATTTACCTTGTGCATATTACCTTCGGATAGCATAGCCTTAAGCGCGGGACCTATAGAAGCTCCCCATTCTTTAGGATAAGGAGCCAGTAAAATTCCTCCCTGTCTAAGTAATCCCGAAAGATCAATAGACGACATAACACTTCTAGGTATGTTCCAAACACCTACTACAAAATCCCAAAGATTTCCAAAGGAAGACCTTTGTGCTTTTGCAAGTTCATCTATTATTTCCTTTCCGAATACAACTTCTAAGGCATCTAGTTCTCCGCTTGTTAATATTTGACCTTTAGTTCTTTTCCATTCGGCTCTTGCTTTAGTTATATCTGCATCTACTCCTACAAGTTTTCTTAGTCCATCTGCAAAACGCCTAGCAGTTCCCGCCTGATAATAGTTATCCCTTACAGATATATCTGCAATCTTATCCCAACCACTTTTAAACACAGCATAAAATTCTGTTTTAGTCATTTCAGGAGTTGTGACAGTTGTTTCTATCTGAGCTTCTCCCTGAGCCTTTGCTATTATCGGAAGCCTTTTTATGTCGTAGGGATCCTGAGCGAAAATTGCCGCAGGTTTTTTTCTCTTTCTTGCAAGCTCAGTCTGAGTTGCATCTCTTAACTTTCTTTCTCTTGAAACCCAAGATGTTACCCTGCCTCTCCATGCGTTCGCTATTTCATCAGTTGCTTGTCTTGAAAGTTCTCCAGTTGAAGTTATTGCTCCATCCTTTTTAATAATATCTGCTACATATTTTGGTACATGATCCTTTTCTCCTCCCCATTCAATTTCATAATAATCTTTATTTACCTTTTGAATAGATTTTGCTATTGCTTTTTTAGGGCTTTCAACGGGAGCGTCACCTATTTCTTCGTTTATTTTTTTCAAAATATCTATACGTTTTTGTAATTCCATTTGGGCATCTGTCAAAGGACTTGATAATTGATCAATGTCTTCCCCATTTAGTTTGCCTATACTTTTTCCATCCTTATCTTTAGGTGCGTCTTCCCAGGGGTCAGTAACTCTTTTAAATTCAAATCCTCCTCCTTTTTCTATATCGTAAGCCTCTCTTATTTCTTCAGCGCCATCTTCGTAGTCTGCACTTTTAGGATTAGGTCTAGCTCCGTTATCAATAGTCGTATACCTATTTGTTCCTTCTACTACCATTCTTTCTGCATCTTCCGCCTCACGAGCAAAAAGTATTGGAGCTCTACTCATAAAAGATGAATCTTGATATCTCTGCTGAGAATTATGGCTACCAGCTCTAATACCTTTTTTATTTAAATCTGCTACATAATTATCATAGAATGAATTTTTTACATAATCTGTAGTTCTTTCCAAGTTAAAGGCTCTTGAAATTGCATTATCCATACCTAAACTTGTCTTTAGGAGTAACTCCTTCTGAACAAGTTGTTTTTGTTGGAAACTTGTCTGTCTATTCCTTATATATTCAGAATACTTACCTACTGGCTTTTCATTGGAAACAAAATCTCCCATATAATTTCTAGGGGTTTGATCTGGTTTTGTCTTACTATGGTATTCCCTTACCCACTTTCTATATCCTTCAAATAATTCAGCTATACTTTTACCATGCTTAGAGGCGTTAGCGTCTGCATAGTTATTCCATATCCACTCTCTAATATGCCCCATTCTAGACGAGTTTTTATATGGGTTTCTGGTGAATTTCGGAACTAATTCAATTTGATCTTCTATGCCAAGACCAGCCCATTGATCTTCTTCTGATAGAGGATACTCTTGATGGGATACTCCCATCCTACTTATTTTATTTCTTTCTGCTGTATGTTTATTTTTTGCTATTCTTTTTTGAAGTTCTGACGGATCTAAATCCTTTAATAATTTCACCGAATAGAGTCCTTCATCAGGGCTCATTCGACTAGCCCTATCAATAGCATCGACATAGTCTCTACTTGGTTTTAGCCCCTTTTTTACTCCATACTCTTGCATAAGCATTTCTACATAACGATTAAACATTACTGCATGATCAAGCAACATTGAAACACTATTTATAGGATCATCCCAATCACCCGTTCCGTTTATAACCCCATTCTTTCCTGTAAATTTATCTAATATATCTGTATAACGAACTTCCCTGTTAATTCCTTCAGGCAATAAAAATCTTCTATACAAATCTTCCATCCAATTCGAATAAGCAGATGACTCTACAGTTGTTTTAGCATTTTCCAAGAGGGGTTTCATTGATTCATTAAATTTATTAAATTGCCCTATAGCGTCAAGCGGCTCAGTCCATTCATCTTGAGTTCCGGATATTAAGTCCCTGAATGTATTTTCATGTATACGTAAGTAATTCATATCTAACATATCAAGAACGGAATCGTTTCTACTTAAAATACTTTCAAGTAAAGATAGTCTTGAATGACCAACAGTTTTATTAATATAATCATGCCAATCAAGAGTTCTTTGTGTACCTGAGTTCTTTTGAAATTGAGTTACTAAGAATCCTTCATATGTCTGATCATTTCCATTTGACTCTAGTAACCTTACATAATCAAATATATTCCATCCAGCCCCTGCTTGACTGAAATCTCTGTTCATTACCGGCTCCGGTCCGCTTCTAACCGGTGCATTCCCCATCATGCCTGCCATAGGTCTAAGCTCTTCTACTATAGGAATTTGCCCAAGTGCACTATTCTCAATAATATATTGAGCTTGCATCATTGCTTTTTTTGTAGACCTTTCAAAGATATCGAAGAAATCATTATATTTATTATTTAAAATATCATCTAATAGAGTTCTGTTTTCTAAATTTAAAGCATACCCATCATATTGGGTGCTCATCGCGTCGTTTATATTTCTAATTGCTCGTTGTTCTGCCTCAGGATCAATAGTAAACTTGTCAACAGTTGGCTTAATAGGATTTAATTGATAATCTCTAATTACTCGATGGGCTTCAGGATCGTAACTACCCATCATAATGTTATATGCGTCTTCTCTGAAGATTAATCCAGGTCTATGATAATTTCCTAATGGTAGTATAGGATTTCCATATATATCTTTATCTGGAATAAAATGAGATGCTCTTTCCCTTGCAGATAAACTTTCGAATGACTGCCCCTCTAATCTTATTGTAGGAAATTCTTTAGGATTAGTTGTATTTAAATGTCTATTTTTTCCGTATTTAGTTATCTGAGGGCTAAGTAAAGATGGATCTCCCTTGAATCCAAATTTATATTGCCAGTCTCTTATAGTGCTTATCATTGTATGAATTTTTGCATCTCTCTTCATGCCCTTTGTTAGGTGAGATGTGCGCCAGGGGTATTCGTCTATCCGTGAATCATATTTATCCCCTAATTCATGGAGGTCCATCATTCTTCTTATTGAATAATTATGATTTAGATCTACATAACTAAAACTATCTATTGCCCCAAGATCTCCAATTATTTCAAGTTCACCGGGCTTACGGATTTTTATGTGCTTATTAAATTGCTGTAACACTTCAAGCCCTCCGCTCACTAGCTCGCCTGCCCACTGAGAAGGCTCTGGTAGATCAGAAACAAATTCTAAGTCTGAAGGAGTTTCTAGTTCCCGTTTAATCCCCTCTACCGGAAGGGTACTATCAAGAAATATATGATTACCATTAGGTACATTTAATCTAACTGCATGTAATATTCCTTGTGCCTGATAGTCTTTAGTTGGGTTATACAGCTTAGGATTATAAAGATATAAAGCCTTCATTGACGCCTGAACTAAACTTTCGGTAAATTCAAAGCCTGAATCACCTCTTACAAGTTTCTTAAGTTCAGGTAAATCAAAGCCAAGCCTACGTGCTTCTGCTAATCGAGGTATATTCTGAATATTTTTATATCTGGTTCCAAGATCTCCTAGAAAATTTTTATTCCAAGTACTAGCAGTATGAAAAAATACTCCATCTCCAAAAACGCTGTTTAGGGTAGCCATGTCCTGGTCTGCTGTAAATCCTATATATTTAGCGGCGTTACTATTATTCCACCATAGAGTTGCCTTGAGAGAACCATCTTCTAGTCTCCAATTATTTGCATCTACAATAGCAGAGTAAATACCTGACGAATCTCTATTATCTGAAAATTTTTTTATCCATGCGCCCGCAACTGTATCGTCTACAATACCTTCGTTTTTTACAATATCGTCTAGTCTTCTGTTGGTATATATATTTATCAGTCTTAAAATATTCTGCATCTTCACCATCAGCTCAAACTCTTGTGTGTGTATGTCCTTCTGTCCTGTACGAATGAGAGTATCTCTTGTCACCTCATCATTCAGAAGGTCTCTTAAGAAGATTTCTACCCCCATAGTCTTTCCTCCAGGCTTTAGATTTATAGGATCAAAAGGACCTGTTGGTATATCAGTAGTGCCAAATATGTCTAAAATAGGAGTAGTGCCCCCGGGGTCACTCGAAAGCCACCTATCGGTTCTCTTGGCAAGTTCAAGCCAATTTATCGGATCTAAATCCCCAGGTCGAGGTACATCATACCCTCCTATGTCATACGGCAGTTCCTTGAGTCCAACTCTTTTCATAAATAAAGAAACATCGAACCTTCCTATCGGTCCTGTATACCATTCTATTTGCTTCCGGGTAAGAGGAACAGGTTCTAACACTCCACCATAAAAACCCATGCGAGACGGACCTCTTAATTTCATCAGTTCATCAGGGCTATATTGTTCAATTTGTAAAATGGGATTAGTTCTTGGTTGAGGGTTTAGAACTTCATCTATATTGGGATCTCTTAGACCCTGAAACGGACTTCTTGTATAGCGAAATCTTTGAAGTAAAATATCTCTTGCTCTTGTTATCGAGTCATTCTCTATTTGCATACCCTTTATTAGATTTTTTGTCACCTCTGGATCTAGGTCTGGATCAGGGCGACGCCCTTGCCAGCTATGCAATTTAGTTATTCTCTTTGCCAAAGATTCTTGAGAGCCAAACTGTGCAAATAAGTCAGATATTCTTTGGCTTCTTAAAAATTTATCACTAGAAACATCTACCCCTCTATACTGAATCTCTCCTTCAGTAAGGACTGAAGTAATAGGAGGGTTTTCAGGATCTATATATTCTGCCCAAAACCTAGACATAATCTCGTCACCCTGTTTACTAAGGGTATTATTTCCAAGAGCTCCCAACCCAATATCTTCTAAAAAGTCTTCGGCATTAAAGTCATTTATTGGTTTTCCTAATCTTATAACTTCTTTAAAACGTCTCAACTGACTGTTCGTAGCTGTAGCTACCCAAAGTTCATGTTTATTTGATTCTGAATTTATTCTTTTATATTCAAAGTCATCTAAAAACTGGTGAGAATTTAGAGATCCCGGAGAACTAGGATCGAGATGTTTAGCTCCACGTTCAGCATTTAATAAATCGTAGTCTTTAGGAAACCCTTCTGCTGGATCCAAAAACCATCTTAATATATTTGAGCCGGGTATTTTATTGATATCTGCATTGGTTACCTGATCTCCTAAATTAGTAACGAAATCTAAATTTGATCCGCTTAAATTTACCTTTCTTAAGGTTGTACCAATAGCTTTTGTTATAATATCTAAATAAGTTCCTAACTCGCTATTACTATAACCAGTTAATAATTTACCTTTATTTTTTTGCCATCTTACAATAATTTCGGGCAATGCTTCAGCTTCGGCATCTGTAAGTAATTTTCTAATTGCTTCTGTTTGTTCATCAGTTAGTTTTCTGTCTCCTATCGCCCATACATCTGTAGCTTCGTAATTATTTCTTGCCTTAAAGATATCTCTTGAATCAAAAGCACGGGCAATCCCTTTGTGTTTATCTTGTCTGATACCTATATTATCTATCCACCATCTCATTATTGGGTCCATATGCCCTCTATAAGCCTCAGGGGATATTGCATGCTTAATAAAATTATCAAAGATGTGAGTGGTTTCATGTATAACTGTATCTGCAACTACCTGAGGATCTGTTTTACTTTTAGGATCAATATTAATTGATACAAATTTTCTAATTAAACCAAACTGTTGTAGTAGTCGAGATGTTGCTTCCTCTTTATTTGTAAACCTAGATACTGGATATGGTGTAGGCATATCTCCGGAGTACGCCTCAACTTGTTTGATATCAAATCTCTCACCTCCAGTACGCTTAAAGAATCTTTCTCTTGCATCTTGATCTAATATTTGAATATTATCAAATAGTCGACCAAATCCTTTTCCGTCAGGGATTCCTAGTAATTGTTCATGTATATCGTTAATCGCTACTTCCATATCCTTAAGGAATGGTAAGGTTAATTTTCCTGCTTCATCTCCATAAACTTCTCCAATATATTTTGCAACATCTTCCGGTGTATCTATACGAAATGGTACATTCTTATAATGATCTAACCAATGCCCAACCTGTCGAGGAAGAGATACTTTTGTATAGGCATCTATTTCTTTCTGTATTTTTTTTCGTTGTTTGTTTAAATCTTTTAATATAGCTGTGTCTTTTTTTATTTCATTCTTAGAACTAGATTTATTTATATAATTAGGATACTCCCTATCAAACGACTCGTAATAACCAGTCTTATGGCTATTAGTTATCTCTGTATCTTTTGCTTCTATTTCTTTAGTTACTTTTTCAAGATCTTTTTCAAGTCTTGTAAAATGCGGATTTTTTTCTGTTCGTAATCTTTTAGCTATTTTTTCTTGTTGTTCAGCGACTGTTCCTATAGTCACTTCTCTGGTGGTAGCTTCTTTATCTCCCCAAGTTCTCAACTTTGCAAAATTTACCCTATCCCATCTTTTTCTTGTAGTTTCTAAAAGTCGGTCTACGTTCTTATGAATAACATTTTTATTGACATCAATATTCATAAGATATGTAACCATAGCTCTATCTCTAAGATCTAGGTCAACAAGTTCTGGTTTTAGAAGTAACTGTGTAGCTAACTCTACGTCTCCTCCTAGTGGATCAGCCTTTACCAGTGCATTTCTAAGATGCTCTCTTTGTTCAGGTGTTTTAGTCTCATATCCATCTCCGACAATCCTTATTTTATCAATCGCTTTATTAAGGGCTTCAGGTGTAAATTTATTATTTAATTTTCTGTACGCTTCTATTTCAGGTCTAAATGCCTTTACAAGATCGGTATTTCTGAATCTTCCTAACATTATTCCTATCGGCACACCTCTATATAAACCTCCACCCATTCCTATTCCCACTTCTCCCCAGGTCTGATATTTTTCCGGCATATCTTGTATTACAGGATACAGTGTACTTGTGGCTTGTTGATACCCTTCTTCAAGCTGTTGCTCTCCGTACCATCTTCCCATTGGTCCTCCGAATCGTGTAACAGGATCTGTAACTAGTTTTGCTACTCTAAACGGAAGGCTTATAGGTAATCCAAGATAAGAGATCTTACGTAACGAATTGGCAATCGCGCCCAAACTTCTGCTTAGATAAGGTGCTGTAAGGGCCAACAGCGCCATTGAACCTTGAATTAAAGGCGATGATTCTTCAGATAAGCCTTTAGGTCCTATCAATTTACTAACATCCAATCCACTATATCCTTGCATAGTATAAGGATTCATTGGGGCCATGTTTAATGACGCATCACGGGCTTGTTGATAAGCCAAAAACTTTTCCAATGCACCTGTTTCTTTCTGCCATTCTTCGCTAAATGGCTTAGGCTTTCCTTCAAGTTGCCATAAGGGAGGACCAAAATCTAATGCAGGATTGTCAGGTACATGAGGATATTTAATACCCATAGGATCTTCTTTTCTCCACATCTCTCTTATTTGATTTTCAGATAATGAAGGACCAACAATTTTTTGCCACCAGCTTACCTCTTCCCATTCTTCAGCGGTTGGGTTTCTATTATTTTCTAATTGAAATTTTTTATATATATCAGGGGCTTCAAGTCTTCCCCATACAGGAACAAGGGCATCACGCATGCGAGTAGAAATATGATCTATCTGCTTTGGAAACATTCCATTGTGAATAGTATAATATATCTGAGAGACAGGATTCTGTCCTTCATGTTTACTATTACTAATATTTACATCATTTCCTTCTACAGCATTTTTAAAATTAGTAAATGGAGTAATATATTCTTCAGGTATAAGCCGACCTGCCGATTCTGTATCGAATAAAAAGTCATATACTTCCTTGATGCCTTCAAATCCCACAACAACTGTATCGTCTTTCCAATTACGAGACTGAATAAACTTTGTCATTGCATCTAAATGACCTACAATCTTCTCCCTATCCGATGCAGTCTCATACTTTAATGAGAACCCGTCACCTACAGGTATACTATCGGGAACTTTGTATCCATTCCAAAGTACTGTAGTTTTTTCTAATGTATCCAGAAACTTTGAATCAAATATAATCCTATCACTTTTCTTCATTCCTCCTAATGAATCTACTTCATTCTCAAATCTTTCTATCTCAGGGGCAAGTTTTTTATGATCTGTTACCTTTAGGCTTCCCTCAGGCAAGTTATACGCTGGAGCAACAATACTATTAGCGTAGTCATCAAAGTACTGTGACATGTTTTTTGTCATGTCTCCGGGTAAACTATTTCCATTATGAAGAAAGGTAGGCTGGGAAGGTTGAGGTAGGTTACTATCTATAGATTCTCCGGGCAAAAGCATATTATCGGCTTTTGGAAACTCTAGGTTTTTCTCTCGTTTTTTTGGTGTAGGAAGTACAGGTCCATACTTTGCCCACTCAGAAAAATCTGGAAAGGATCTTGGGAATACCATTAGAAGAATAACCTACGGGTGCGAGGATTAAGCCTCGACGCCTGAGAGTACTGCCTTCCTAATTGGGTAAACCTTTCTGTAAATGGAAACTCCTGCTGTAAATAATCTGTAAACTGGAAAGTAGGAGCATCTCCTCTTAGAGCTTGCTCTCCAAGTTTTCCGTAAAAACCTTGCATAGCTTGTTGATACACATCTTCCGCCTGCCTTCTTCTTGCAGGAGTATCAAGTAGGTTTCTACGTGAAATATCTCCAAAGAATGCTGTACGGGTATCTCCTTCTAGGAAATCCTTAAACTTATCTGAATAGTTAAAGTTAATTGCCATTATAATCCCCACCTTCCTGACGCCCAATTAAGGAAATTAGGTCTAAGTTCACCTGAATCAATACCTGGAGGACCTCCTCCTCCGGCTCGTACATAATCTGCAAATATATCTTCTCTTGTAGGTCTTCCTCCCGGAAAAAATGCCTGCGCCGCTATAGGAGAATACATACCTGATTGAGCCGCCGAAAGCAGATCCAGTGCACGTTGAGTTGCTTCTGCGGTTTCCGGGGCGACATAGCCACTACCCAATGCACTTCCGGCATCTGCAAAATCCATGTTCCTTAATGTTCCAAACTGCTGTAAGGCTTGTGCTCCCATTTGAGGTACATCAGTTGCTCCTACGTAATCTGCAAAGGTTCTAGGCCCTACCCTTCCTTCCATTCTAGGATCAATTCCTCCCGGCAAACCCCTATGTCCTAAAAGAGTACCCGCCTGATATGTTGAATAATAAGGATTGAGTTTACTTTCCATATATCTTTGGAATGCCCCTCCGGGAAGGTTTCCATATTTATCTGTAAGGGCATCTCTAAAACCAGCTAAAGGAGATAATTCTTCTGTTCTGTAACGATAACGAGCCTCTCTCGCTAATTCTTCAGGAGATTGACCTCTATCGTATACTCTATCATATAGTGTTTGTTCTCCTCCCCTCTCGTCCATCACTGTTGGTACTTCTGGGGTAAGATCAGCAGGTAAGCCCGGAGCTGTCAATTGACCTGTTCCACTAGGTCGTACAGTACCTCCGAGATCTCCGGTATCGACAGCCTGTTGCCATGTTGCTTTTTGCTCAGGCATTAAACCAGCCCACTGATGTAATGCCATCATTAGTTTTTCGGCATAAGTATAAGGTCTGTTTATTCGTTCTCCGGTTGGACTAATTTCATCCTTACCCATATCGAACATGTCAGGATTTGTTAGCATCCAATTTCTTGCAAATGCCATTTGAGCGGGAGTCATAGGAGGAAGTTCAGATTCAGGTGAAAATTGAATTTTCCGTTGTTCTATTTTAGGTGAATCAGGATTGACATTAGTGCCTCCTCCTCCACCTCCAGGTGGGGTAACCAATGGAGGTTTACCTCCTTCATCGGCGAAGTGAAATCCTGGGTTAAAATTCTGTATAAAATCTTGAAATTCTAAATCACTACTCTGTCCACCCCGACCTAACGCTTGTCTCGGATCAAAAGATGTGTCGTCTGCACCTGCATCTGTTTCTGTTATTTCCCCGGAGGTAGGGGGAGTCATTATACGATCTCTAAGGGCAGTTATTAAATCTGCTCTGGCTTGACCTATCTCAGATCCGGCAAGAGCCGAAGGATCTGATGTTATGGATTGAGCCATGCCGGAACTTATAACAGGCAACAGTCTGCCTGCGTATACCTGAGGACCCCATGTTCTGGATGAATCAGGATAACCCTTTCTCTGAAGTTCTTCAGGGCCACCTTCTGACCTGTCAGTACCTATCCAGGTTTGCCATTGTTTATCATTTAATTCTTTTGTACTATAAGTAACCGCCGTATCACCGAACATCGCTTTCAGCGTTGCTTCGGCTTCTTCTTTATTTTGTGCTTCTACTCTTACTGTTTTAGCAAAACGCCCGGCGGTTGGAGTTGTTTCATCCTGTCCAAATCTTATAGTTACATCAAAAAACGCCATTATATATTCCTTATTATTCCCAAATTCGCGAGTCTTTGGTCGATGTCCGTTCTCGGCCCTGGAGATCCAGGATTACCTACGGGTGGTTGATTAGGAGGACCTGTCGGTGAAAATCCTTGAGCCGCCGAAGATACAGCCCCACCAGGTACACCAAGACTAGCCGGACCTTCAGGTGACGGAGCTCCCTGAGGTGCGGGTGGTTGTTGTTGCATCTGCTGAGTTGCCATCTGCAACTGTTGGAATTGCAAGTCCTGTGCGGCTTCCTGCTGTTGTTCCTGTTTGAGGGTTTTTCTTAATAAATCTATATAAATAAGAGCCTTCTCAGACTCTCCTGTCTGCATAAGACCTTCTATAAGTGTTACTAACATAGCCTTAGGTTCTGTCGTATGAGCTGATTGCGCGGATATAGCATTTTTAAACTGATCCACATCTTCTATTTGTAGTATATTTTCCCATATCCACTCATCTGGCGCAAGTGGACTAGGTCCTTCTCTCATCATTTGTGCCATAGAAATTAGTTGAGGATCGTCTTGAGGCAGTCTTACCCCAAACTTTATATCCAATGCACCTCCATTCTCTATATCGGCGGGTTTTATCTCTTGGTGAAAGAAGTTTGATAGCTCATTATGTCTACCTCTGACTGTAACCGCAGAGTAATCTCCTGTTTCATACTGCATTGTAATAAGATTTGCTATTTGTACGTAGCATGATGACTGAGCTTTTACTCTTGGTTCTATCTGATGTGCAGAACCTTCCTGTAATATCTTAGCGGCGAACCCTGAAATCGCAAACGGCAGTTCACCATAGCTGACATTCGATAGTCCACCCCTCTGTATCTCTCCCGATACCATACTTATATACTCATTGGTATTAATTGGCATGGTTACTTCATCGAGAAGCTGGATATCCGTACCCGCAGGCAAAGGGATCTCACTTCCGTCTTTCCAGGGGTCTGAATCCAGTGTAGTTGAGCCATCCGGTGACGTTATTTTATAAGGTCTTCTTACAGCCCTCTGCACAAGTGTCTTATATGCACTCATTGAGAAGTTAAAGTCCTTAAATAGCTTACGATTCTGCGCAAATATGGACTCTCCGTAGTCTTTTGCAGTATCATCACCCGATGCTTCGTCTTGTAGCCAGGGCGCAGGACCGACAGCTCCTAAAAATACAGGTGCGCAGGGCTTTCCATCCATATCAACTATATTATGCTTAAGAGAAGGCTTAACTATTTGAGGTTCACGGGAGTCTGCAACGATTATATGCTCTTCCCTTGAGTAATAATCCCAAATATCAATGCCTCTATCGTCATCTATCTGTGTTGCGGGCTCGACATCCTTGTTATATGTAGCTTTAATGGACTGTTGTGACCTTCTTGTCTTGTGCGCAAGCCATACAATTCCGTCATCGTCTAGTTCATACGCTATATGCAGTGGATCAAAGGGGGTAATATCAATATATGTAGTACCATCAGGTCGTTTGTTCAGTACAGCGCGACCAGCGTACCACCCTCTAAGGGTAATATAGAATGCTAACTGTTCTCTTAATGCAGGCTGACCGAGCCTTAGCATACGCTCATCTGCTAAATTCATAGATCCTATAATAAATTTTTCTTTTAAAGCTCCCGACTCCCTTGCGTCATGGGATGGAGCGAGATGTACCTTGACCGACATACTGGCTTGTGACAGATATGAAACTATTTTGTCTGCTAATATTCTTGGAGCATTTGATGTATAGGATTGATATCCCTCTCCCGCATCGAAGTCATTCATTCGATAAAGACTATAATCTTCTTCCATTCGGGATCTTCTTGTCGTAAAACCTGGAGTGTTGTATGTATCCTTGATATGTTCTACTAATCTATTTGCTCTTTCTGACATTTACCATCTCTTTACTGAAATAATTTTACTTGACAGTGACGCTCTGGCATATCCAAAGTTTATCACAAGTCCATACGTTATAGCTTTAACCCCATGATTAAAGGCATCTCTTGGAGTTTTTCCGATAGTGTTTCCCTCTCTGTCGGTCTTCCATGAATACACATGGACCTGATCGTCAAAAGGATTTGTTCCTCCACCTAACTCTGATATTACACCACGACATCGGGGGTTGAATACCATGTAAGGCATACCATTTTCAAGATTTGTTTTCAAAAATGTATTAAATCTTTCTATACCATCCGTAATTCCGACTCTTTGGGATTGCATGTATAGTGCGGCTTTATGAAGCCATGTATCTACCGGTCTTGATTCTCCTGCGGCGTTAGCCGCAACATCTATAACACCCTGAGAAACATCCTTCCACCACTGTCGACCCTGACATATCTCTATAATATCTTCGGTTGTCTTTTCTCTTTCAAAGACTTCATCAATAACTATCACACGATTGTTTATTATCTGAACAACCATCACAGCATATGCAGATTGAGTAACCTGTGAATATCCTGGGTCTACCCATAGATGCACCGGTTCTCCTTCAATATATTCTGCTTCGGAAGTTACATGAAGGTCTGATCTAAATAAATTATGGACTAGCCCTCTGGGTGGAGCAGGCTTACCTGCAACTCGTTCATTGAACCAGTCTTCACTGTGCAAGGTTTCCAATGATTTTATTTCAGGGTCTTCTCTACCCAGAGGATAAACCCGTTTATTAGTCCAGGAGGGCAAGGAAAAGGAGACAGCACTATCATCTGGATTAAAGTATTGCCATGCTTCCCAAAGCGACGGGTACCAGCCGAGAGAACTTTCGAATGTTCCCTCAAGAAATAACCAACCACGTTTCTCTGCGATACGACCTCTGAGTCTTAGGAAACTTTCGTGGTCTATCTGTGATGCCTCACACGCTACGATCATTCGTGGTGCTTCCATCGCCAGGGATCTGTGGTCTTGTGCTGACTTTGTTTTTATAGTAAATGTTCCCGGACTATCGGTAGAGCCACACGCTACAACCATATTTCCAGGATCTATTCTCTTTGAATGGCTTACCAAGAATCCCATCCCTCCTAATATATCTAAGAGATAATTCCATTCAGCTCGTGTTCGTTCATAGTCTCTAGCAACTAGCCATACTATATCTTTATGTTCAAAATGATCTAACTTGGAAATAATAGACAGTGCTCCAAGAAAACTCTTGCCTGCTCTTTCACCTCCAGCCACTAGCTTTATCCTAGCGGGATGGTCTAGGATCTCATCTTGTTCCCTCCATGTTCCCACGTCTACCTGTTCTAATATGGCTTTTCTATCAGTCGCTAACATAATATATACTGGTAAAGATTGTTCCACTACACCGACAGAAACAATCCAGAGCATAACCCTAACGAGGGCGGAACTGCCGCCTAACCCCCGGATGTAACTCTGCCAGCACTATAACATTACACTTGTCGTACTGTCTTTGTCAAATCTGTAAGGGGGAAAACTAAGGGGGACCTATAGGGGGTTAAGAAAGGGGGATTATCAAACAATACATACTACTATTTATAGTAGTTGTATGTATTGTTCTCTAATTAGAGCATCATAAAAGAGTAAAGGTGGGCAAAATAAATATTGGTAGGGGTGTTCTAAAAATACCCCTGAAATTTAGGGGGGTACATATCCTCTTGCTCTTTCTGTTTCTTCAAAGGCTACCCCCCCTCTTGTAACTGTTTATCTTATTACTGTTGTTATTATCTTTCAGTGTTGTTTGATTGTATTGGTATTGTTTGTTGTTGATGTTAGGTGTGCCTAAGGCAAGTGTGGATGGGATGTTAACGCGCACGCGGATGCGCGCTGTCAGAGCGGGCAGGCTCGGGCAGGCGCCTACGTGAGATTTTGCCACGAATTTTGAGATTGGAAAAAGCATACAGATCAATAAAAAAAAATTTCCCCTTACGTAAGTAAGGGAAATTTATTTTTTAGTGATCTGAAGGAGGTCAAAAATGCCAAACCCTAACTCCCAACTCGAAGAGTTGGCTAAACTACTAGCATCTGCTTTAGCAGATGCTAACGAACCTAAGTCTTCGAAGAAGACTTCAAAGAAGTCCACTAGGTCTGAAAGACCTAGCAAATCGAAGACCGTTGGTCGTGTGCCCGCTAGGCGAGCCCGCACTCGAGCTGACCGACGCGAGGAACTTGCCAAGCAACTACGTTGCCATGTCAAGGGAACGATTCCCCCTTTCTCCGAAAGGGAGCTCAAACTGATCGTTGAGCACCGAGAGGCTTATCCACTACTCCGTAGTGGAGAAGAGCTCCGATTAGAAGTTCACCCTAAACCGTAAGGTTTAGGGATGACACTTGTTCATAGAACAAGTTACGCCCAAATTTGAGCTAGGCGTTACGTGCGTATAACGCCAAGCCAAAACAAACTAAACCAACACGCACGGAAAGGAATAGAAAATTGCATTTCTATCAAGCAGGCGAGCTAGCAAGCGGGGGGCATGGCTTTTCAGTCATCCAACCAACTAGCGAGCCATCAGACGCGGGGAATACCTACGTACTCGATGAACAAGAGTGTCACAGATGCTCGTGGGCGAGTAAGGATTCCAACAACCAACCATTCTCTCACGAGAGTGTCGAGCACGCAAAGGAGGAAAATTCATCATGGTAAAGTGTGCGCACTGCGGAGTAGCAGTTGCAAAAGACGAGCTCTGTACAGTCACGGGCTTGAACGGGCAGGCGAAAGTTTGCCAATACTGTCAGTACACGTACATATGTTCGGACAGTGTGACAGTTTGATCGAAGAATACACTACACTTTTACCCCTTTTATTTATAAAAGGGGATAAAAGTTAGTGTAATATCACAAAAAGGAGAATTATTATGCCAATCGTTAGGCAAGCGTATAACATGAACTCGGAGATCGGTTATTTGATCTCACGTACAGGCGGAAAGTGCAACAAACCACCTAGACTCGCCACTGCGGACACGAAAAGAAGGTGGAGAAATGATCTAGCCAAGAGGCGTAGGTTCGAGCACAAGGAGGCGAAGTCACTTGGAATGACTAGAAAAGAATACAAGCGTCACCTACATGACGTGGTCGTGTACGGGGGGTTTGGAAAATGACAGAATGATTTAGTTTACATCACGAGAATATATATTTCTCATATTTATATGAGAAAAATATATATTCTCTGTGATGAGAGAAGTTATGTTTTGGTTGGAAAACAATTAGTGTGCAGACATGCACGAAGGAGACAACTATGTCCAAATCTACCAACAGTCGTTATGACGTCAGAATGCGTATGGGTGAAGAGCTAGGAATAGCTAGAGAGGATAACAAGCATCCGTTACGAGTGCTCAAGCAGATGTACGAGGATAAGTTCGGAGAGGGTGTTTTGGTAACAAACTACCCACGTTTCAAGGGCAAGAAAGCATCAGTCACAGGTGGGAAAATAGATGCGTCTAAATTCCCCTCTGAAGACTTGCTCGACAAGAACGGAAAACCTCTCATGGGGTTTGCGCTTGAGAAGAGAGTTCAGAAACTCTCTAAAGGCAAAACTGTCACTGCTACACCTGTAGCGGACAAGACAGATAACGTAAGGTTCGAGAAGATCGAACATTCAGTAGGTCAGCTTACAGACGTGGTGAAACAGCTTACACAAGCGTTCATGGACTCTAAAGTTGAACAGGAAACTGCTACAAAGTAGCAGTGTTATAATAGGTGCGGGAGTAAGTATCTTACTCCCGTACAAGAATAGGAGAATTATTGTGGCAAGAGGCACAAACAAACAGGTGATTCAGGCATGGATAGATTGCCAGCCTTTGGATCACGTCAGTGGTAAGCTACGTACTGACGGAAAAAAACTAACAAGCTACGATCTAGTCATAGGTGACACCACGAGTAAGTTCAAACGTGTAGGTGACTACACTGCTAAAGGTGGATTGTTCCTATCTCAAACAAACAGTGAGCATGTAGGACTAGCTAAAAGCATCTTACAGCAGAACATAGATGATGGGTGGCTGAAAGATTATCAACCACAGGTGATAGATGCTAGATTCATGACAGCACTTCACCCAAGCAACAAGCGTGCGATAGCACGAGTATTAGACAGGAGATGAGCAATGGGTAGATTTTTAGTAATATTCTCACACACCTTTATAACAGGTACACCTCTTGTTGCTGAAAGCATAGAAGAGGCTAAAGAAAAAGGGTATGAGGCATCTAAATCAAAGGGCTTTGCAAACATGCTACAGTCTAGCATAGCAGACAAAGACGGAAGTCTTGAAAATATGGGTGGAGTTGTGGCAGTTATTGACCTAGAGACACAGAAGATACACGTAGCGAAAGCAGTGGATAGAATGGCAGACTATCACAAAGACTTATTGCAAGAAATACATAGTAGCCTAGATGACGAGGGTAGTTTACAACAGTGGATGGAGGCTCAAGAAAAGTTAAAAAATGAACAACTTAACACTAGGAAAGATCGTTGGAATCCTCTGGATCCTCAGACGTGGGGGAAACCTGAATAACCTCAGGTAACTTGGGAACATCCTGTTTGGTTGGTTCAATCTGTCTGCTACGCAGTGCCTCTAGTACTGCTAAAGCAGGCAGTTGTGCGGACAAAGGGTTTTCATTGGCACTCCAACGCTCACGCGCTGGCCCACGTTCAAGTACCCAAGCTCTTGCTCTCCAATCTTCGGATTTACCTAATGACTCAACTATGGCGACCTCTGCCTCTGCTCTAGCTTTATCGTAGTTCTTAGCAAAACTTGTATAAGGTTCTTTAGCAGGTCTAGTAGGGTGTTCACCTCTTCCGATTTGTAGCCAACGAGTTACAACTTGAGGCATTATCCCTACTGCATGAGCAGACGTAGACAGATAGTTTCCGTTACGAATAGATTTTAGTATTGATTCTTGTATACCTTTTGTAAGGTTAGTTGGTCTTCCCATACATACAAGTATAATACGTGAAGAGAAAAAAAACAAAAACGAAAATTTATTTATATATATATTTATTTTATTTATGAAATAAATAAATATATAAATATAGAATGGAGTTTGAATTGAAATTAGACTTCTTTATTTTCTGTCACAGTTAAGGTTTGGAACTGTGACTATCCCTTTAGAGAGGGTGGATGAGGTGTAGGCTGGTGGTTTCCTTGAATTTTCCACCAAGTCATGAGGACTCCCTTTCGCCCTCTCTTTATACCTATATATATTTACATATATATATAGGTATAGAAACAATATTTGACAACAGGTACAGAGGTACTGTACTATGATACAACCCCAAAAAAAGTTAGGAGAATTATACTTATGGGAACTGTAGACATACGCTCAGCACTTAAAAAAGCAGAGCAAGAGGGAGACTTCTTCAACGATTTCGCTGTAGAAGTAGCCGAAAGAACCTATCAAATGAGACCTTCACCGGTCTTGCAGATAGGAGCGACAGGATGGGGCAAGACAAAACTTGCTAGGTTCATCGCGTCGTTAGCTGACCTAGAGTTTGTAGGTGTCAATGCCTATCCTGGCATGGATATATCTCAACTGATAGGAATGTGGAGACCAAAGAACTCCAATGGAAACATTGAAGTTGCTTGGGAAGACGGATTGCTAACACAGGCAATACGTAAAGGTGCACTCTTCGCACTAGAAGAGATCACAAGACTACCACGTAAGATGCAGGGTAGACTGCTCGGTGTACTTGACTCCGAGAATAGATACTACTCGTTACCTGAGGCAGGTATCAGTAACATAGAAGTCAACGAAGACTTTTGGTTAGTTGCTACTGCTAATCCTACAGGTGGAGGGTATGATACATCATCTCTTGATCGTGCTTTGACACGTAGGTTTGGAGCTATATTCAATGTGAACCAACCTTTGTGCGATGAAACACGTAAGTTTGAATACGAATTACGTAAGTATTACGATGAAGAATTTGCAGTGAACAGAGCAAAGAGCATGGTCAAATGGGCAACTGACCTTAGGCAAGCCGATAAAATTTCAATCAATACAGGTGAGGTTGTTCAGCTAATACATAACTCTAGTTTTGCACCTATAAAAGATGCCTGTCTTTGGACTATAGCACCTAAGTACAACGATAGTGATGTGAGCAAGATAATGACAAACTTGGATGCTCAATTTCACAACGAGGATGATTGGGAAAAGCACAGAATAGATACCCCAACTGTGATTGCAGTCGCAAATGGTAGTACTACTAAAGTTGCTCCGACTATCGAAGAGCGTAAGAACTCTGTAACAACAGATGATCTGACTAGCATGTTTGCAAGTATGATGCAAAAACTAGAAGATAAGAAAGATTCGAGGGATGAATAATGCCTAGTTGGTTTGAAGAACAAGCTGAACAGTATAGCTTTAATAAAGACTGGCAGTCACTTATTACTTCTACTCTTGGTCAAGAGATACAAGACGGATCACGTAGACGTAATGATAGACGTAAGTTTGGTAGCGGGATAGTTCATATAGATGCTAGAGCGGGATATGCTAACAATCCTGTAGTGCGTCTTCCTAGTAGACCAAATGCAATAGACAAACTAATGGCGGGAGTAGCATCTCGCTTTAGTTACCTAGACTTACAGACAGTAGTTGCTGAATCGGTAGATCTTGCTCGTGACTATGAACATGGTAAGACAGTAGAAGGGGATGTAGAAAATGACTATTTCTATCGTATTAGAAACATGCTAATGCAGAACCGAGAGATAGCACAACAGGTAGAGCTGATGCTTGCGGTTAGAAACGGAGCGGATCACTTCAATGCACCTGAAATTATAGACAATGCTAGGATGAGATTGCAAGATAGTTTCTATGGGAAGTTGAACAGAAATAAAACGGCAGTCAATCATAATCTTAATCAATCCATAGTAGAGAACTACATGGATGTAGTTTTAAGAGCCTATGACAAAGTGCTGTCAAGTGAACAGTGTATGAAGTGTACCAAATCAGCATTTAGTCATCATATAAAACATATCAGAAGAGATCCGTCTGCGTTCAATGACAATACAAAGAGTCCTCGCTCTAGTATATGTAATCAAGTTGATTACGATCATTGGGAACATACATGTACAGATCTTAAAATAAAGTGTCTTTCTTATGATGCAACTCCATCTCTTATCTTTACTGGTATTCACAAAAGTAAAAAGATAGTTAACGATCAAACGCAGGACATTATTGAAATGCAAGGGTTCATAGGAGGGTATGAAGATACAAAGTTTGCTGAGTCTATGTGGGGAGCTGTTGCTATTGAGGTAGCGGGAGGTAACTCTCAGAATCCTTATGCAGAAGAGATTGCCAATAGATTCTTCATCAAGAATCCTATTACTAAGGAATACATTAGCAATCCAAAGGACATATCATGGGCAATGGTATTTACCTGTGTAGCTATCTTAGATCTAATGATGAAAGCTAAACCTAAAGATTTTGGTTTAGATAATTCACAGTATTTTGAAAGCAGAAACCAAGAGAGAAAGGAAAATACTTTTCAAGGTACTCAAAATCCCGACTGGATCCAGAGAAGAATAAACTGCGACAATACGGATGCAAAAAGAAACAGCGAACTATTATTCGATGATTCAAAGGAGAACGATCTTCTGACAGGTACAAAGTTTGAATCAATGACAGAAGAGCGCATGGAACTGATAGATAATATGTTATCGAAAAAGATAGAACTAAGGTATGGAACAGATGAAGATGAGGAGGAACGTGCAGACTTATCTGAACCTGACACAGGGGAACATGCTGACTTTGATTACATGAGAGGTGGGGTTTTGGAAAAAGAAACAGCGAACTATGCCTCAATTGAAAGATTAGTAATAGAGGAATTTGAACCTACTACTGTAGGGGATGAAGAACTTGAACTACCTGTTAGTAGTATAAATGGTATGCCAACTCATAAAGCATGGCAAATTCCATACGGAAACATGGAAGTTTTTACTAGACAGGATGATGAGTCACCTGAGCTAGTCATACTGTTAGATAATTCAGCCTCAATGTTGTGGGGAATGAAAATTATAGGGCGTGATGAGAATAACTACCCTATCCATAGCACAGAACCCTATATATTAGCATGGAGTGTGGCTATGACCATCAAGAATACTTACCCTAAGACACGAATCTACCCTTACTCATCATTCGGTGTGTTTACAGGAGAGATAGAGGTGGGAAAAAGAGTACCTATTCTTGACAGGAGCGGAACTCCTACGGAGAGAACTCTTCTATGGTTAGCAGACAAACTATTCGACAGGTTAGACAGAACAAATGTACTGCTTATCAGCGATGATGAACAGGGGTATGGCGTAGGAGATGTTTGTTCATACCTAAGGCAAAAAGAGTCAATGAGTCTAGGGCTTGTTCAAGTAGGGCATGGTACTAGAAACTGGATGCGAGACTTTCCAAGTGATTTCAGTATGAAGATACGTAGCTTGGAAGATATAAAGGAAGTACGTTCAATAATAGATAGGGTAACAGCATTATGAAACAACACGCAAGAAAATTCGCATTAGATATGCTAAAGGAAATGACATCTCACACAATAATAGATGCAGGTGTAAAGCCAGCAGTTGTAACAGATATCCTTATAGATGAAGAAACTCTTGAGAAACATCAGTTGCTAATGGATGCCCATCATGGTACCGATGAAGTACGCAAGGGATCAATGCCAAGTTCAATGACACACAAAAGAATCATGTCAAAAGATATGAGAGATTCATTTCTTTCGGTCTTTAGAGATGATAATTCTGCTGATTGGACACAAAAACAATGGGAAGAATGGGATAAATTTTGGAACGGAAGAACTCTTATAACAACTGTACTTGATGAACAGTCATTTTACATGATGACACATGAGCAGATTGTTAATCATCTTATGGATTCGGTAGGTAATCTGTCATTCTATGAACCCATCTTGACAGACGAGGGATTTGAAATGAAAGTTCCTGTCAAGGGAGGCAAGAAAAGTACATTCTTTGTTCTAATGATGCAAGCATGGATCACAACATTTATAAAATCTTCTCGTGAATATGAGACGATTTCTCAAATGCCTTTAGATGATAGGGAAATGGCAGTGATTTTCATTGACGGAGAAACACCGGACAGGGTAAGAAAAGCAGTATTTGGGCACAATTATGAAACAACATATGCTCCTGTTTATATAGTTGAATATAGTGATACAGGAGGAAAACCCCATACAGGATTTGAAGGAGAAGAATGTACCTGTAAGGGAAAACATAAGCTAGGTTCTTGGAAACCAGCACAATTATCGGAAGAAAAATCTACTAGTGGAAAGGATACAATAACATGGTAGAAACCAGAGAGGCAACTCTTATAGATAAAGAAACAGGTGAGATAATAAATCCCCCTGGGTTCGTTACAGATGACTATAGTAAGATGTCACCCCAACAGAAATGGGATGCCCTTACAAGAATGCGCTCTATTCGTAAACAAATAAGCGAAAAGATTGCATTTATAGAGGCTCAACTTGTCATTGAGATGAGAGAAAGCGACGCATCTGTACAATCTGTACCGCGGCGAGGAGATATAGTCCTTGATAGAGGTACACCTGCTTACGATACTAAAACTATTTCTCAGTTATATGAGGTATTAGGAGAAAATGTCTGTGATGCAGGTAATAGAAAACTTGTTAGTACAAAGGTAACAAGTACGGAAAAGGTGGACGCGGTGAGAGTAAGGCAACTGATGAAACATGGAGACTCTGTAAAGAAAATTATAGCAGATGCGTATAATAATCAAGTTCAACGCTCACCAAGAATAAAACTGATAGACACAATAGAACAGAAAGGTTAGATAATGGCAGTAGAAGAATTGCAAACACCCAATACTGATGAACTAAAGGATCATGCACAGGTTCAAGTAGAAGTAATGGATGTAAATGTACTCGTAGAACAAATGAAACCTTACATGAGTAAGCCATTTGTGGATAACATACGAGGAAACGTATACCCAAAAGTTGAGTGGTGGAATATGCTCGGCTCTATAGTTGGGGTAAAGCCTATGCTTGAAAGCTCACAAAGAATAGATCAAGGCAGTGCAAGGCATTCCAAAGATGGAGAGATAACATATGAGGCTACGATACAGTTGAGAAGTATAGACGGACTCAACACATTACATGGTCGAGCTACCTCAACGTGTTCGAGTGCTGAAAAGATGTGGAGTAACACAGAAGAATATGCTATAGGTTCAATGGCTCAGACAAGAGCAACAGGTAAGGCGTATAGATTGGGTTATTCACACGTAGCATTGGCATCGGGTATTCAAGCTACTCCCGCTGAGGAAATGTGGGGAATAGCAGATCAGCTCGACAACATAAAAACACCTAAGGAAAACATAGGTGCTTTTCCTTCGACTAGTATGAGAGTTTCTGAATCAGTCGTTGAAGGTTCAGATGGTTCATTTGTACTTCCAGTAGGGCAGTTCAAAGGAAAAACTTTAGATGAAGTTTACAACTTTGTAGAAACGACAGGTAAGAATGCAGGTCAAAGAAGAGGAGAGGGTTGGCTTAGATGGATGTCTACCAATACTCCTACAAAAACAAATCAATTACCAGCAGTGGTCAAGAAATTCTTAGATGAAAAATCTGAGCTTGTTCAAGAGGCAAAGCAGACAAGTGTAGTCGTTACAGACGCACCTAATGTCAAGAACAAAATGCCCGCTGATGTAAGGTCGATGCTATCTCAGGTAGAGGTAAATCCTGGAGCATGGAGAGAAGTAGCAGGAAGTATGATAGGTACAGACAAAAGTTTGTATGATTATACAGATGAAGATTTTGATAACCTATCAACAGCGTTGTCAAGAAAGTTACAAGGTGAGTTAGATGTCTAAAAAAGATGAAGCATTGAGATATGCACGTAATGGATACTCGGTTATACCATTGACAGAAAACGCAAAGACACCTGCTCTTTCCGCATGGAAAGATTATCAGTCAAAGAGAATGTCCTTGACTGATATCGGTCAGTTTTGGGCAGAAAATCCTGAGTATAACGTAGGTATAGTTACAGGTAGCATATCAGGTATCACTGTTATAGACATTGACGGAGACGAGGGAGAGCAATCCTATACAAATTCAGGATTTGAAATCCCAAATACACTTACTGTTAATACTCCTAATGGCAGACACTTCTATCTAAAATACGACAATCGTTTTTCAACGGGAACAAGTTTCCTAAACAAGATAGATGTCCGTAATGACGGAGGATATGTAGTGGCTCCGCCATCTGTAATTGATGGCAATACATATGAAATAGAAAGTGATGAGTACATAGAACCTGTTGAATGGGGTGTTGTACCTGAACAGTTTCAGAAAAGAGAATCAGCATCTGCTCTGGATCCTAGTCAGTTTGACCCCTGGGTTAGCAACGCTTTACTTGCAGGTGCACCAGAGGGGCAGAGAAATGAAGTTGCTACAAAGTTAGCAGGTTACTTTCATTCCAGAGGAATACCAAAGGACATACTCAAAACTATAATTCATAGCTTTGCAGAAAAATGCACCCCTAATATACCACCTGATGAAGTTGAAACTATTGTAGATTCTGTATTACGTTATGAACGTAACAAAGATAGAGCATTTGCAGATGGAGTTATCCCTCCTCCTATAGTGAGGGTAATGCCATCCAATGACATCAGAGTTTTGTGGGCAGACAGTGGAGTTGAGGCTTTTATAGAACAACCTAGCAAAGACAGAGAAAGAATTAAGTGCAGACTTACCATAAAGACAAAGTCTAATGGGTATCTATATGGGCCTATCTCATTCGACTTGCTATCAGGTACAAAAAGATTAGAAGCGGAACGTGCACTGAAGAAAAGACAGGATGAAGATTGGGGAACTATATTGGAGTACATATGTAGGCTTTCAGTATCGTCTTTAGAATCTTCTTCAGACTTTGTAGATATGGTTACCTACCAACGCCCTCCGTCAAGGAGAAATACGTGGCTAATAGATGGGTTCTTGGCTAGAAATAAACCTACCCTAATCTATGCTGATGGTGGTACAGGTAAGTCAATGTTTACTGTGGCTCTTGCTATGTCTGTTGCATCAGGTTTGAACATAATACCTGAATTAGAAGTGAATGAATCCACAGGTGGATCGGTAATTTACTTGGATTGGGAGGCTGAACTAGAAGACCATGACGACAGGACTCAATGGATATGTAATGGTTTGGGCTCGAACAAGTGGTCAGTAAATGACTTCAACATACACTACATTAGGTGTCGTACTTCTATCTTTCAGATGCAAGTTCAGATCCAGAAACAGATAGAGGAGACAGGAGCTCAACTTTTAGTCATTGATTCTCTTGTTCCCGCTGTAGACTCCGATGCAAATGACGCTGATACTGCAAGGAGATTCTATCAAGTGTTACGATCACTTGATATTCCGTCACTGATAATCTCTCATACAACTAAGAATCCAGGTGATGTCGATAGCAAAGCAAAGCCATTTGGTTCTGCTTACTGGTGGAATCAAGCTAGGTCGGTATGGGAAATACGTAAAGAGCAATCAGCAGGTGATAACTATACAGATTTAGCTATCATCAATAGGAAGTCTAATAACTGGAGTATCGTAGAACCTATTGGAGTGCGTATGAAAACGGAAGATATGCAGTCAAGCGAACCAAAGGTTACGTTTGAACCTATTACTTTGTCAGCACAAAACAATAGTCTCTCCAAAGTTGTACCAATTAAAGCCAGGATAATAAGCCTATTGAATGGTACTATAGAGGGGATGTCGGTCAAAGATATAGCAGACGACCTTGAAGAGAACATGGACTCTGTTCGACAGGCATTACGAAGAGGACTGGGATCTGCGTTTATACAATCCGTAGACCAGACAAACAACAGTAAGGTTTGGAAACTAAAATAAATAAAGCATGACAAGACATATCCCCCTTTAAGGGGGGATGTCATGTCATGTTAATAGAAAGAATAATATATATGAGCAAGAGTAAACAATGGAAAGAGTCTGAACGTAAGATGGCGAAAGAACTTGGGGGAGAACGTGTTCCTGTTAGCGGTAGGCAACGGGGATATGCACCTGATATCAGTCACAATAGGTTTTCAATAGAGCATAAGTACGGCAAAAGAATACTGTCGTCTAGGATAAAGGAAGCATTAGACCAAGCAAACGCATCAGTCGTGGGGGATCAAGTTCCGATTGTAACTTTTGAAGAGGCTACTCAGGCAGGTTATCCAAATATAAAAGGTGTGTTTATGACATTGGACACATTCAAGAAGATAACCAATCTCAGGGGTAAGAGAATCTTACCCCCAAGTTAGAAGAATTATAGTCATAGGATATCAGGAGATATAAGTGAAAGCAACAGCTAAAAAATATAGTCGTACGCACAAGTGTAAATCATCTCCCTCTAAAGCTCACTATTGGAAAGTAGAATCTCCAAATGGTAAGTATAGTAAAGGGGTATGTTCTCACTGTAGTAAGACTAGAGAGTTTGAAAACTCTCAAACCTATTCAGATTGGTATAGAAAATCCAGAGAGAAAGGACAGTACCGAAGTCGAAAAACTTCCAAGAACGAGAAACCAAAACTGTCTAGTGCTCTTTGGAATACATTCTATAAAGGAGTTTAGTTTGGAACATTGGGAAATACGTGTGGGAAACGCACTAGAGGAATTGAAAAAGATTCCAAATGAATCAATACAAACTGTTGTTACGTCTCCTCCATACTGGGGGTTACGTGACTACGGAACGGGAACATGGGAGGGAGGAAGTGAAACTTGTGATCACGTAGAGGGCGCAAGTAGAAACGATACAGACAGAGAGTTTGGTACAGGCGATGTAGTTGTAGAGTATTACAAAGATAAATGTGCTAAGTGTGGAGCTATAAGACACGACAGTCAGCTAGGTGCAGAAGATACATACCAAGAGTATGTGGACAACATGGTCGAGGTCTTTAGGGAGGTTAGGCGTGTGCTAAAGAATGACGGCACTCTATGGTTGAACTTAGGAGATTCCTATATGTCAGCATACAATACATCTCCACCGCCACAGACAGTGGGAGGACAGAGAGGTATGCCTACAAGTGTACCCGGTAACAGGAAGAAACAGACAGGTGTAAAGCACAAGGATCTAGTTGGCATTCCCTGGAGGGTAGCGCTAGCACTACAAGAAGATGGGTGGTGGTTACGGAGTGACATCATATGGAGTAAACCTAACCCCATGCCTGAATCGGTAAAGGATAGACCAACCAAATCCCATGAGTATATCTTCTTGCTAACGAAATCCCCTCACTATTACTATGATGCTGACGCAATTCGTGAGCCACATACGTGGGAGGAAAGCAAGCCAAGACCATCAGGGATGGAAAGGAACGCACAGAAGTATAGAGATAAAGTGTATGGTGGAGGAGGATCTGGTTTTGCAGGTCACAGCGGAACAAGAAAGGCAGATGGTTCTTCATTGAATCACCCGTTGGGTAAGAACAAACGTAGCGTTTGGACTGTCAATACAAAGCCATATCCTGAAGCTCACTTCGCTGTCTATCCAGAGAAACTTATAGATACATGTGTCAAAGCTGGTACATCAGAGGCAGGGGAATGTCCTGATTGTGGAAAATCTTGGGAAAGAAATATGGTAGCTGTATCCTCGCCTAAGAGAGAGACTAGAGATAACTATGTCGGAGTTATACCCGGCAGAGACAAGCCATCTCGAATGAACTCTAAGGATATGGAGGCGATAGAGAGAGTACAAGATGGATGGGAGAGAACATGTGGTCACACATCAGAGCCTATTCCTCAAATTGTATTAGATCCTTTTTCAGGTTCAGGTACAACAGGTCTTGTAGCATGTAAAAACAATCGTAACTACATAGGGATAGAGCTATCCGAAGACTATGCTCAGTTGTCAATGAGAAGATTGGCAAGTGAAGTAGGTGCGACAGAGGTACAAGCTATGCTAATAAATGCAGAGGGAGTACAAGCGGGTATGCTATAGTATGTAAAGATACCCACTAAGATATCAGTAATATTTTTTTTGATCAGTATTATTCCTTAGTGGGTATTTTTATTTATCTGTTTCTATCACTTAGAGGCGGAGGTGGATATCTTCCACAATGCACGCAAGGTACTCTCTGATATATCGTACTAGACAAGCTCGTATATCTACTGACATCTTCCGAGAGACTTTCAATCTCACGTATCACAGCCTTCTGTAACCATGCTCGGTGTACTAGATTGAGTATGAAGATTGTTGCCGACACAAAGCCGACTGCGATAAGTATATAGTCTTGCATGACTATTGAACCTTAATCGGTTTCTCCACAGTTCCA